TGCTGTCAATCTCGGTGTCCCCAGCCTGCTCAGCCAACGCCACCTGCACCTGACGACGCATCATCTCAAAGAAATCAGGCTCCGGCTTATACCCAACCGGAGGCGACACCTGCCGAGCACTCGGAAACTCAGACCCATCAGGCAACAAAACAGCCTTCCCATCCGTAGGGCTATCCGTCCACCCAGCAGCCGCCATCGCCTCCATTAACGCATCGTCGTCAACAGCAGAACCACGAGGCATCTTATGGTCAACCTCACGAACATCAGGCCGACCGTCCAACTTCAACTTGACCTTCTCTTTCATAGCATCCTCCTAGAACAAGAACGAAGTACCATTGGCCGCGACCAAACGTCGGGCCAAAATCGAGTGCCGCGCATGAATATACAACACATCCTGAGACGGAACCGCAAACGTCCGCTCAGTCGGCACAGACGTCACAAACGTAGAGTTCAAGGCCGGGGAAGAACTAAAAATCCGCGCCATGTGCCAGAAGTCGAGCAGTGTTGTACGAAACTCTCCCGCGATACTACTCTCAGAACGACGATATTCATCGTACCGATCTTGATAACCAAACACACCATCGGGAGAGGCATGGGCAGCATATACTTCCTTATTGAGCACAGGCTGCTGTCCAATATGCTGTAACTCACGCTGCCAAAAATCAGTCTTAACCCTTCGGTTCCACGTGCGGAAAAGCCCATTCGCATAAATCGTCTTGGGCCTAACCGAAATAAACGAGTGAACATAACCGTGCTCCTCAAAAAACGCCTTGAAGCGATTCGAACGCATCGCCGCAATGCCATGACCCTTCATATCACCAACATCTACCGTCGCACCCGTCTCCGCAGTAGCCAATACTTCAGAAAACTGGACAACGTTACGACCACCTCCAAGATACTCTGAACGGTCCAAACGCGCGTCAGATGACTTAACACCCAAAGCGCGAAGATACTCCACATAACGACTTCCATAGCGAGCCCTCGCCTCCTGAAAACGTTGCAACGCAGTAGCCTGCCGCAAGGCATTAATCGTCACAGCACCGGCCGACGACAGGTCAGCATACACATTCGGGAACTTCGCACCAGCACCACCAACAAGGTCCATTAAGACCTGAGACGCAGCAGCACCATCCCACAACTGAGCCGCACCCGCAGCATAAGTCGGAGTCGTACCACCAGTCTCACGAACAGCAGTAGCACCAGCACCCGAAGCATTAGCATCAATCTTACCAAGCCCCTTAACAGGGGCTGTACCAGTCAAGGGAATCGAAATCGTAGCACCCTTCTGTTCCCAAGGACGAGCAGTCGTGAAATAATCCTTCTCCCACGCCACATTCTGCAAAGCAGTATTCGTGGTCACATCATTACCATCCGCCTTGGACATAGCCAACGCAGTGACAAGATCTTGGTCACGATACCAATCGTTGAAAATCTTCGCGTAGCCACGAAACGGCAACGCAGACACCACAAGACTGTTAACACCAGTAGGCACACCATAATAATCCGCAAGAGACCCAACAGCAGCACCGCCACCACCGGGCATCGTAATCGTCGGAAACACCGACGCATTCAAACCATCGGGACCACCAGTAATAAAATTCTCCCAATTATCCCACACAAGCCGATGAGGCACAAACCAGTGATGAATCCGAACATGCACAGGGTGCATCACAGGAGACAACAACGCCGCGCACCGTATCAAAGCCGACGTCGAGAACAGAAAACTGTCTCCCGGCAACACTTCCGTCAACCCAATCGGCACCAACTCGCCCATGTCGCACGAAAGCAGTTTCGTGTACGACAAGTTAAACTTATTCCTTTTCATATCGAACTCCTCTTTTTGTAGATCGCATTCCGCGCCTCGATATTCGCAACAGCCCCGTCACCTGCCGAGGAGACCTCCTTAGCAAATGACCTAGAACCATCGAACGCAGCCTGACGCAAAGGCCGCAATTCCTCTTTGAACCCTTCGAGAACCTCTGGAGGTGCATTTACATCCCTTCCAAGCATAACCCGCAGCTTTCGCCGCAAATAGCGCCCAAGAGGCATAGGCCGAGTACCCACAGATAAACCTGTAGGAACATCCAATCCGTCATAATCAACCTCCAGCAACTTACTCGCAACATCCCACATCGCATCAGCGCCAATACCCGGACGCAACGACATCGAACAAAACTCGGGCGTACGACCCCGCAACCTTATGTCATCAGGCGCAGTCATTTTCTTAACAGTATATGAGGCAACATAGGAAGCAGACTTCGAACTCACACCACCGACATCAACAATGCCACGTGCCCAAGTGTCTCCATAAACCTGACACACAGGACAACAATTCTGCCAATCCGGCACACTCGACCCAACCGCACGTTTCGTGCGCCCACGTAAACACGTCGGAAACCCAAAAATAATCGCATGATAATGGGGACGCTCTGTCCGATCACCATACTCCCCAACAAGAAAAAACCTTATCCGCTTCGGCGCTACCGCCAAACGAAACCGCTTCAACCAATCCTGAGCATCCTTACGCCACAACACCAAATTCCCATCAATCGCTGGCGCATATTTATACGTCAACGTGACAAACGCCGCATCCGCATGACACAACCTCTCAAGCATAATCCTATTCGCCCACGTACGACGACGATTAAATCTACAAGGGCCGCATTGCCCGCAAGGGAACGCGGCCCCATCCATTGTAAATGGCCTTCGACACAGCATCACATACGGAACCCTATCCGCATTGGACCAACACCGCGCCTACGCCGCGACGAGCGACGCCGCGAAACGCGACGACCGCCACCTCTACGACGAGAACGACCTCTACGCATCGGAAATCACCTCCTTCCACCAAACCGCGGAAAACCCGCATTACGCTTCGGCATGCCACGCTCCGAAAAATACCAATTCAAAAGGTCCTTAACGCCTGTACGACTGAGCAAATTGTCAGAAATGTCAGTGACAGCACGAGAAGTGCCATAAACATTTTCAGCAATATCACCATATTCATCCTGCACCCTCTGAGCAGTAGACGACGGCCCCGGAGTAAACGGCAAACTCTGCCGATTACCCAAAGGCAACGCCAAATCACCCGACGTCACAAGAGCCGGAGGCAACCCCGGCGAATTCATTTTACGAATTTGAGCACGCAAATGATCATTCTCCAAACTCGCCCTCTCCAAAGTCAACGCCTCCAACTTAGAAGCAGCACTGTCAGCTTGCGCAGTCCGTCGCTTATTCACCACATCATCAATAGAAGCACCCATATTAGCGAGAGGGCCAGCCAGATCACCAACCGCCACAGGACTTGGCATGGCGACATTCGCGCCCAACGCATAAATAGGATGAATGCCAGCATTCTTTGCATCCGCAACACGATAGGAAATAGCATTCTTTGCAAAATCCTCTTGCTGTTTCGCAGCCTTATTCGACTGCAAAAAATTCAACCCAGCGCCCAACATACCACCAATAGCACTTAAGATCGACATGATACATCACTCCAATAAGAACGGCGCTTCGGCTTACGAGAGCCGCCCGCGCCGTTCGCAATTAAAACTTCCCTACGCTCTTTCCGACGAGCACACACCGCCACCCGATGTGGAACCTCAAACTGCAACCGATGAGACAAACCGGAAGAAAGGCGAGACCTCTTAACGGGTCCCGCCTTTCTAACCACCAGCTTCGGCCTCAACATCCCAAACGCCAACGCGGGCCGCAAACGGCCTACGGGATGGAACCTCCGCCGATCTTCTATCAACCTCGCGGCACGACGCAACGCGACAGCAGGACGAAGCACGGCAACATCGAGCCGGGGTGGAACGACCCGAACGTGGGAAGATATGCCTCTACGCCTCGCCATGCTGTCACCTAGCACAGTACGCATCGAGAGAGCGTACTGCAAGCGGAAAAATGCGAGGGGAACAGTCCCCTCGCGCACCCCAAGGATAGGGGCGTGAAGGACGCCCCTATAACCCCGAAGTGGCTCTTGAAAGGAGATAAACCGGGCAAACAGCAAAGCTAGCGATTGAAATAACGAAATCGCGTTTGACCGACAAAAAAAACAATAGTATAAATCAAGAGCCAAAAATAGGAGACACAAATGGCTACAATCGTAAATCTCCACGTCGAACATACAAAACGACTGCTCAACGTAGCAATCGAACAACGAAAGCGCGCCGCAAAAAAATATGATGAAATGTACGGCAGCGGCAGCGCCGAACGAATGTTCCAAGAAATAACACAAATCGAACAAGACAATGATCGTGACTGGGAAAC